AGATAAGGAAATCTCGCTTTTTTCCCCTCATGATTGTCCTAACTTGTATGAGAGTTTTGGGACCGATGATTTTGATAGGTTATACTGCCAGTACGAGGATGATGAATCCATCTCCAGAACCACAGTTGGAGCACAAGAACTTATCCTCGACTTATTAAAAGAGAGAGCAGAGACAGGTAGAATATATTTGATGAATATAGATCATTGCAACTCCCATTCATCCTTCTTGGATAAAGTGGAGATGAGTAATCTATGTCAAGAGATTACATTACCAACCAAACCTATACAACACATTGACGATGAATCTGGGGAAATTGCTCTCTGTATCCTTTCTGCTATTAATATTGGCAAAATTAGGGATGTTTCGGATCTTGAAGATCTTTGTGATCTTAGTGTTCGGAGTCTTGATGAACTCATTGATTTTCAAGGATACCCCGTCAACGCAGCAGAGATCGCTACTAAAGCACGTAGAAGTCTCGGAGTTGGTTTTATTGGTTTAGCACATTACCTTGCTAAACAGGGCGTTAAGTATGATGATTCAGAGGCATGGAAACTGGTTCATGATTTAACTGAAGCATTTCAATATTATTTGATTCAATCATCTGTTAATCTTGCAAAAGAAAAAGGTGCATGTACCTATTCAGATAGGACTAAGTATGCTCAAGGAATCCTTCCTATCGATACATATAAGAAAGATGTAGACGAGATTGTACCAAATGACCTATCACTTGATTGGGAGTCTCTACGGAGAGATGTACAACAGTATGGGATTAGGAACTCAACATTGTCTGCACAAATGCCATCGGAGAGCAGTTCCGTTGTGTCAAACGCAACCAATGGAATTGAACCACCTAGAGATTACTTGTCCGTTAAGAAATCTAAGAAAGGACCACTTAAACAAATAGTTCCATCTTATGGTACACTTAAGAATAACTATACGTTATTGTGGGATATGCCTAGCAACACTGGTTATATTAATGTGGTTGCAGTTATGCAGAAATTCTTTGATCAAGCAATAAGTGGAAACTGGAGTTATAATCCAGAGCATTATGAAGGTTCTGAAGTTCCTACTAGTGTGATGGCACAAGACTTATTAACTACATACAAGTACGGTTGGAAGACTTCTTATTATCAAAATACCTATGATAATAAGACAGATGAGGTTGAATCAATTTCAATGCAAGAAGGTTCGTCTGAGGTTGGTATCCAAGGGCATACCCAATTAGAAAGTTTAATATCAGAATTAGAAAATGTTGAAGAGTGTGAATCCTGTGCCATCTGATGTGAAAGGTATGACTGTCTTTAATACTCAAGACGTTAATACTAAAAAGCAACCTATGTTCTTTGGTGCTCCTCTAGGAGTCCAAAGATATGATAACTTTAAGTATCCTCAG